ATACATCCATCCAGCCCGATACCCTCTACTTCTCGGATATCCTCGATGGAGAATCCTGGGATCCTCTCGGGTCTCTTCGGATCGGTGGCGATGGCGATCCCATCAAGGGACTCTACTCTTGGTTTGGTTATCAACTCATCGTCTTCAAGGAACGCTCTATTTGGAGCGTAAATGCCGATCCTTCGCAGGATGCTGCCGATTGGACCATATCACTCATCAGCGGCAATATCGGCTGCTCATCGCACCGGTCAATCACCGCGGTTGGTCCTGACGTATTCTTCCTATCCCGAGATGGCGTCCGATCTCTCCAGCAGATCCAAGCCGGTACCCAGACTAGCGTAGGTCTCGCGCTTTCTAGCCCGATCAACGACCTCATCAGTCGCATCGACAAGACCAAGCTCGACCTCTGCGACGGTGTATTCTGGAACAACCGATACTTGTTGGCGGTTCCGTTCGTTACCGAGGAACCAGCGATCCTCGGAATCGAAACCGAGTACGCGCTCCTGACCGAGAACAGCCTCGATATCGCCCTCGAAGGTGCGCTCAACGAGAACAACGCGGTCATCGTGTATCACTCACTGGCCCGCTCTTGGCTTGGATATTGGGACAACTGGATTGTTAACGACTTCATTCCAACCTCGTTCTCAACATTTGGACCCGTCCTCATGTTTGCCGGCGATATTGTTTCGGTGTCAGCGGGAGCGGGCCAGGTCTGGTCATTCAACGATTACCTCCCGAACACCCGGTTGTCGCCGGTCTCAAGCTCCGCGTACACCGATGGCGGTGCGAATTACGAATCCACGGTTATCACCAAGGCTTACAACCTCAACGAACCTATCCCCGACAAGATCGGGTACAGCGTTCAGTTCGCTTTCGATAACCCGTACACTACCGCCACCACGACTGCCGCAGTGTCGTTGGCCAAGGATATGTCGGACACATTCGTAACTCTTGATTCCGCGCTGGCGATCACCTCAAGCCAGAAGTTCCTGAAGGCTTACAACCTCATCAGCCAAGGCCGCTGGAATACTTTGCAATTCAAGGTAACCGCAGACGCTGGTCGCTTGTCTCTGCAATCCACCATTCTCTCTGGCTTCGTTGATTCGGTCAGACCCCAGCAATGAACGCGCATCCAACCAATATCGAAGCGGCCAAGCTACTGCGAGAGAACTGGTCGAGTTTTTCCAATTGGACTGACGATCAGATTCTTAATTGGATTGGAATATTTAATGCCAAGAAACAGTTTTGGGTTGTTAAGAATGACGAAGGTAAGTGTGTTGGAGTAGCAGCGGTTAGATTCTTGAATTGCATAGAGCAGTCTGAAGACTTACATAGCAACCATCCAGATGGTCATATCGCGTGGGTTGAGCTTGTTATTGGAACAGAAAAATATGCTGTACAAACCCTATGGTTAGCTATGATGACGCATTGCTCTAAAAACGTCACTAAGCTAGGCGGGTTAAGCAACAACATTCCGCGTTTGTATGATTTCAAAAGATATTTCAAACTGTTGATGAACGAAAGGATTACTTATGGGCAAAAAATATAATGCTCCTGATTTAGGGGCCGCTAATAGAGAGGCCGTAGAAGCAGCCGCTGAAACTTTTCCAAAGCTACGGGCATTGGATGCAGCCGCTAGGCTTGGAACTAAAATTACATACGAGGGCAAGACGTATGATTTTAGTGGTGAGCAACCAGATGGCACTTTCAAGCCCATTGGCGATCTTCAGATAGCTGAAACTTTTGCTAGGGCCGCTGCTGCTATTGCACCTGAGCTTGCGGGCAAGCAGCTTGACCTTGCAAAGCAGTATGGAACTCAGTTTGCCCAACAGCGTCGAAGCGAGCTGGAGGCTCTTGATCCTCGGAAGTTCGATCTATACGAACAGTTCCTCAGCGATGTTAAGGGGGATGCCGCCGCTCCGGATACGCGGATAGACTCGCCCACCTACGAGAGCGTTGAAATGCCTGGTGCCCCAAAGGATACCGGGGCTTCTCAGTTGATTCGTAGCGAGCTTGAGCGTCAGATCCAACAGGGTCTTTCTCAGGTTGGCACTCTGGATCCAAGCATGGAGCGACGAGTTCAACAGGCTGCTCGCGCTCGCGGTAGTTCCATTGGCAATCTTCTTGGCAATCCTTCGGCTCTTCGTGAGTCGCTCGCAATTCAAGACGCTCTTGGTAACGCCAACTCTCAACGCTGGAACGCTGCAATGGGCTTGCTTCAGAGCGGTCAAAGCACAAGCGATACCGCCAATCGGAACGCACAGGAAGCCTTCCAGAACATCCTCGCGGCCACCGGTCAGCGGAACACCGCGGCGCAACAGAGCTTTGCAGGCCAGATGGCTTCGCAGCAGCAGATGTTGTCCGGTCGCCAGCAGAACATCGCCAATGTCCAATCCGCCCTGGGACTCCAGCCGATTGTTGGGCAAGCGGCAAATCTTGGGGGTCTTCAACAGGGTGCCACTCCGTTTGTTTCTCCTCAGTATACTCAGGGAATGCAGATGGCTGGCCCCGCAGACTTGATGAAGATGGGAACCGGATTCGCTCTGACCAACGCTCAGAACCAATACGAGTCCGATCAAGCGAACTCCTTCATGAATCAGTTTAAGGGGTATGCTGGTGCGATTGGAAACCTTGGATCATCCTACGCGGGCTTCGGGCTTGGCGGATGCTTTGTTGCTCGTGAGTGTATTCCCGCTCAGTGGGAGGCGTTCTACTTCTGGAAGGAACTCGTTGGGCCCAAGTGGTTCAAGAGCTTCTACGACAGCAACGCCGAGAAGTTCGCGAAGTGGCTCAAGAACAAGCCGAAGGTCAAGAAGCTTGTGGCCAACTGGATGATAGCTCGAATCAACAGCATAATCCCCAAAAACTGATATATGGCTGACGCAATCGATAATCTGGCTCAAGATCTGAATCAGGCCAATGCCGTAGATGAGTTCCCGGGATATCCCGGATACAAGATGGGAGATTTAGTCCCCAATATGGCAGGAGTCAGGGTTGGTGATTTGTTTTACGGTTTAGATCCGTATGGACAAGAAGCTCCATACAACTGGAGGACGGGAGGCTTTGAGTTTCAGGCTGCTCCTCAAGATCTAAGCAACCCGTCAACCTTAGCAACCGGAGAAGGAATTGATTTCAACGTCCGCGATCAACCTGTTGAGCGAATCAACATTGGGAATACGGATGAGCAGGATGCGTTTGTAGGAACAGGAATCGGAACCCCGCTGGATCCAGTAACTCAACAGAGATATAATACAACTGGAACCACTCCTTCTCCGGTAGGTGGTGTTGAGTATCTAACCCCAAAGCAGATTGAAGATCTTACGGCTGGCCAAACACCTTCTGTTCCTGAAGGTGTTGTGACTCGTGGAGAACCGGTTTCAATCCCGGGAAGAACGATTCCGGATTATATACCTATCGGGCAAATGGAGAACGGAGATGTTCTCTATGCTGACAGAAACAATATTAGGGATACAATTATACGCCCAAGTGCGTATTCAGTATCTCAAGAAGATTTGGATAAAGGAGTTGTACCTCAGAAGTTTAATTTTGGAGTCAACACCGCGCCTTCAACTTCTCAAGTAACACCAACACCAGTTGAATCATATCAATCTGTTGGCGCGGTTGAACCGACAACTACTAGCGTAGGTGGGTTTGATAACACTGGAGGAGATGTAACGGTTGGTCCTAATATTAGGGGTGCTGGTCCTGGTGGCAGTGTTAATGTTACTCCTGGTTATGTTCCCAAACCAGAAGTTAAACCGGGTGATGAGTTTAAGGATTCGCCTTACAGAATATTTGACCCAACAGGCAAAGATGATAAGTTGGCCCCTTACACTAGTCCAACCGGAGAAGTGTTTCCTACTGATCAAAATGGTTATAAATGGAATTATCAAACACAACAATTTGATTGTGTAGGCGGCAAGTGTTCTGAAAAGAATCCAGTCGAAGATACCCCTAAGCCTCCTGTTGTAACTACACCTCCCACTGGAGGTACTAAACCTCCTGGTGGTGGTGGTCAACCCGGCGGCGGTACACCGGGCGGTGGAATCCCCAGTGGCGGTGGCCAACCGGGCCGTGGACCAACCATCATCCCCCCTAGGGAGCCAGTCACTCCTCTCATAAGGCGTGAAACCGTCATCCCCACCAAGGGAACCAAGGAGGTTCCTCTACCCGATCGTCAGGCCGATCCTTTCGCCAAGCTCTACGCTGACTTGCTGGCCAACTCCCAACAGCAGCAGGACCAGTACCGATACATCAACTACGATCCCGATCAGATCATGAATGCCGCCATGAGCGGATTCAGGAGACGGGGTGCGATGCGGTCGTTGCAGGGTTACTAAATAATATCTTATGGCTACCAGAGAAGAAACCGACAAGATCAGAGCCTTGCTTCAACAGCAGGCCAATCAGCGCGTCAACCCTTTCATGAAGGGTCTCTCCATGCTCACCGGAGGTATTGCCGGCGAGTTCACCGGGACCAACGAGGACATCCGGAATCGGAACTATGCGAAGCGGGCGTTGATGGAAGAGGACTTAAAGTCTTTGAATGAAGAAAGGTTGGGCAGTCGAATGGAAGCTGAACGGCAGCAGAGGCTTCAGGACGAGATTAAATTAATCGCTGCCCGCGATAAAGCTGCTTCAGAAACTCGGGCAAAAGAAGCCAGTGAAAAGCGCGAGGCTCAACGCCCGTCATTGGTTGGCGAACTTAGGGCAAGGCCCAATTACCAGCTTGGTGGATCAATGGCTATGCCAATCCCGGCTTTAGAGCCGATTGAATCTCTTGAAGAACAGGCTGCTTACGAGAAGGCGCAAAAGGGAACAGAAGACGAGGAAAGGAAGCGCAAATCAGGGTACATTAGCCTAGGTCCAATAGGTGGGACACCAGATCAACTTAAAGACATAGCTGCCAATTATCCTGAGTATAAAGCTTTGATTGATAATGCACTTAAGAAAGCAGTAACTGACGAGCCAAAAGTAG